AGCAATACCAATGATTGCAGGAAATTTAATAAACTACGGTATTGGAAAAATATTCGGAAGCACAAGCAACTACGGACAAACCAGCTTTGGAAACACAACAAGCCAAGGAACACAACACGGAGAGGGCGGCGGATCCAGCCTGGGCGGAAGCTACGGATACAGCTTTGGAGGTACCAACGACAAAATTCAATACGAAACATTAAAAGACCAGTACAACCGCAATTTAACAAGCATGGGCGCACAAGGCATTGCAAATGCAATGGGCGTAGGAGCGCAAATGCTATACAATTACGGTATGGCAAACAAACAAGCGCATTTTAACGCCGCACAAAACGAACGTGCAATGCAGTACAACAGCGCAGAAGCACAAAAAAACCGTGACTGGCAAGAAATGATGTCAAATACCGCATATCAACGTGCAATGGCAGACATGAAAGCAGCGGGCCTTAATCCCATCTTAGCAGCAAATCTTGGAGGAGCAAGCACGCCAGGAGGAGCAACAGGATCAATAGCAGGTGCAAGCATGGGGTTGCAGGGATCAAGCGCCGCAAGCATATCAGCACTTGGAAACGGAGTGCTTGGAAGCAACTACAACCAAAGTGAAACAACAAGTTGGAATATGTCACAATGGTACAATATTTCAGACGCATTCCAAAGCATGATTTCACAGAACGGAAGTAACCCAACACAGCTGAAAGGCCTTGCAGGGGACATCATCGACCAGGCGGCAAAGCAAGCCAAAGAAACAAAGAAAACAACCAAAAATGTACAAAAGGTAGCAGAAAGAACAACGAAAACAGCTGGAGCACGCTTTGGAGAGGGAGCAACAAAACCAGGCAAAAACGGATACACAGGAGGATGACAGATGGGGTGCTACAAACCGTTAATCCGGTTTTATGTGCCTGACAATCCAGAAGCGTCGGGGCATATTTACACGCTCCGACGCTTTGCCATTGAAAGGGCAAAAAATCCGAAACTAACATACGAAGACTTAATTTACAGAAAAGATGTAATGCTGATACCTTGTGGACAGTGTATTGGATGCAAAATCCAAAAACGTCAAGATTGGGCAACCCGCATTGAAATGGAGGCAAAAACATGGCCTAAGGAGTCAGTATGGTTTGTTACGCTAACTTACGACAATGAACACATTCCGGGAGTAAATCACGAAACAGGCGAAGTAGTAAGGGGCGCAATGTATCTGAGACGCAAAAAGGAGCCTGAATTAGCCATTAATCAGACGTTATGGTATGAGGACATTCAAAACTTCTTAAAACGCCTCAGAAAGGCTTACAGCGGCCAATTACGCTATTTCGTAGCTGGCGAGTACGGAGAGAAAACAGGACGACCACATTATCACATGATCTTATTTGGTTATCAACCAGAAAATCTTAAACCATATAGCAAAGTAAAACCAGACGAATACATGGTAGATAGCAGAATAACAAGATGTTGGGGATTAGGTATACATAACTTAATCAATCCAACACAAGGCGGATACAGCTATGTAGCAGGATACGTAACCAAAAAATTCGATGACGAAACATTGGAACATATCAAAAACGGTCTTAGACCACCATTTGCCCAAATGAGCAGAGATCCGGGATTAGGATGCAAATATTATCAAGAACACAAAGATGAAATTTGGGAAAAAGGATACATCCAACTGGACAACGGCAAGCGGGCCAGTATTCCTAGGTATTTCCAAGAAATGCAAAGAATAGAAGACCCTCGAATACTTTGGGAGCTGAAAAAACGAAATCAGCAACGAGCCATAGACAAAACAAAAGATATGCTTGGTAGGACAGACGTACCATACGAAGACTATCTAAAAGCAAAAGAACAGGCAATAAAAAAATCACGCAAGGCTATGGGCAAAATCTAATCTGGTGTCAGTCCGCCAAGTACCTAACAAGGCAGGTACTTGGCGGACTGTATTATTTAGAAGTCCATGAGGTTATAAAAAACCAAGTTTAACAGCCAAAGCTTAAGTGACTACGACCCCTAACGGCAACGCCCCTTAAAGGGGCTGCCTGTACTGACATCTACAATGTCAGAGAATTATTTATACATTATGCACGCACGCACGAAAAACGCGCACGCGCGCATATATTTAAATAACTTGTTGTAGGAGTAGTAGTAGGGAATGTTGAAAAGTTGAAAACAACAATTTTAAAACGTAGATAGATTGTTTTTATATAAAATTATATGTTTAAAGAAATGTTGAAAAAATGTTGAATTGTTGAAACACTTTATTGTGATAAAATCTAACAATGTGGAAAAGTTGAAAACTATGTGGAAAAAGTTGAAAACTCGCCTGCCGCGGGCGTCTGTGGGATTTGTCAAAAGTCACAAGTGACCCTTGACAAATCGCACAGATTCCATTAAAATAGACCATAGGGAGGCGATAAAATGTTAATCTTCAGAATGAGCAGTGACAGCCAAGGAAAAGTGGAAAAGCACTTTAAAGTAAAAGAATTCGCATGTAAAGACGGAAACGACCTAGTATTAATTGACGAAAAATTGGCAGGCCTACTGGAAAATATTCGAGAACATTTTGAAAAGCCTGTCCACATCAATTCAGCATTCAGAACAGAAAGCTGGAACGATGCAGTTGGAGGCCGTAGATACAGCAGACATCTAGCAGGAGAAGCGGCAGATATTTGGGTCAAAGACGTAAAACCGCACAACGTAGCTTTATACGCCGACAGCGTACTAGGCGAAACAGGTGGAATCATCTGTTATACAAACTTTGTACATGTAGACGTAAGAAAATCATATTACAGAAAGGGGGTATAAAAGTGGCATTGATTAAAGTCAAGGACTTACAGGAAGCTTTGAGGCTCATCAAAGAGGTACTAGCAATGCTGGATAAGATTTACCACGCAGTCATCAAAGAAGATGAGTAAAGGAGAAAAAAACAATGAAAAATTGGAATATCAGAGATCAGACCACGGAAGCATTGGAAGACCTCTTAAAACGAAAATACAAAGAGATCAAAAGCGATGCAAAGGCGGCAATCATGGCCGCAACAATCAAAGACGCGAAATATTACATTGAAGCGAAGTTTCGAGCAAAAGCATTTGCAAATGATATCGAAATGGAGCTGTTAAAACGGAGGATGAACAATGGCCAAGAGGAGTAAAGTTTACCACAAAAAGGACGCAAAGATTTTCAATAAGACCGCAAAGAAAACCAAAACAATCAACCTGTCACCCAAGGCAATGCGGGGCGGCACTCGACTGTAAAGGAGAAAACAATGAAACGCAAGTTTTACGCAATCTATGATAAACTGGCAGGCCGTTACACCTACCTTTTCGAGTCTGAAAACAACATGACGGCAACCCGTCTTTTTCAGGGCGAAGCGGCACGAAAAGACGGCGTAATCAACAACAACCCGGAAGACTTCAAGCTTTGTGCCGTTGGCGAATTTGACGACTTGAACGGCGAATTTACGAACGATTTTGAAAAAGTATGCGACGCAAACAAACAGGAGGAGTAAAATGAAATTCTTCAACGCATTTAATCCGCCTGAAAGCAAACCAACAAACGCAGGAGAAGAAACCAGAAAAACGTACAGATGGGCCGAAAACGAAGACGGCGAGAAAATCTTAGTCGAAGATGAAGAAATCAACATTGCAGACGAGATCGAAAGCTACCACGAAGAAACCAAAATCAGCAACATCATCCGGCGAGCAACTTTTGACGTAAACGCCGCAAACATGCTTCTTGGCGATAACGGTAACAACGGCACAGACATGACGACAATGCCGGAAAACCTGATGGAAGCACAGAACATTATTGTAAAAGCAAAACAGGTCTATGCAAGTCTCACTCCGAAACAGCAAGCAGAATTCGACGGAATCAGCGACTTTATGAGAAGCGCAGGAACCGAAGAATGGGCTAACAAACTAGGTTATATCACCGAAAAACCAGCAATGGAGGAGCCAGTAAATGAACAGAAATAACGAGCGCCACTTTAATAACATTCCACAGATAAAAACCAGCCGAAGTCGCTTCAAAATGAAACAGGATATCAAGCTCACCCTTGATGCAGGAAAATTGATTCCATTCTATGTAGCAGAGACTTTGCCGGGCGACACATTCAGCGTTGATACCAAAGGCATTTGCAGAATGTCCACACCAATCTATCCGGTGATGGACAACTGTTATCTGGACGTCTACTATTTCCATGTGCCTATGCGAATTGTGTGGGATCACGCAAAAGAATTCTTCGGTGAAAACAATCAAACAGCATGGGAACAGAAAACAGAATACAAAGTGCCGAAAATCAAAATTGGGGCACCAAAAGTAACAGAAGGAGCGCCGATTGAAAACTCAATTCTGGATTATATGGGGATCCCAACAAAAATCATCAAAAAAGGTGAGACCAAAAAAATTAAAATTAACGCACTGCCAGTAAGAGCATATGTAAAAATCTGGAACGAGTGGTTTCGAGACCAAAACATTGACAACCCTGCCTTAAACGAAAAAAATGACAGCGAAGTAGGATACTTAGACCAAGAAGAAACCGAAAAAAAGGAAACAACATTACAACAGGCTTACAGAGGCGGAAGACCGCTATGGGTCAATAAGTTCCATGACAGATATACAAGCGCTTTGCCAAGCCCTCAG